ATCTACTTATGGATATGGATGGGGTACAGCAACTTGGGGTTTAAGCACGTGGGATACTCCTAGGTCATCTTCTAATGTTGTAGTGGCAGGGAGAAATTGGTCTTTAGATAATTTTGGAGAAGACCTAATTGCAACAGTTCTTAATGGGGGTACATTTATATGGGACACCTCTGGTGGAACTGGTTCAAGGGCAACGGCTTTATCCAATGCACCAACTGCTTCAAGGTTTAGTATTGTATCAACAGATACAAGACATCTACTAATATTTGGCACAGAGACAACAATAGGTACTGCATCCTCACAAGATGATTTGTTACTTCGTTTTTCAGATAGAGAAGACGCCACGGATTACACACCAGTGGCAACTAACGAAGCTGGTTCACTTCGTATATCAGATGGGTCTAGAATTGTAGGCGCTGTAAAATCAGCAGGTCAAATATTAATTTGGACAGATACATCTTTACATGGATTACAATTTGTTGGAACTCCTTTTACTTTTGGTTTACGTCAGTTAGGTGCTAATGCAGGGTTAATAGCACAGCATGCAGCTATAGAGGTAAATGGTAAAGCATACTGGATGTCCGATGATGCTTTCTATCTTTACGATGGTGTTGTTAAAAAAATGCCGTGTTCAGTGCAAGATTTTGTTTTTGATGATATAAATTACACAAATAAAAATGACATAGCTGTAGGTCTTAATACTGCTTATAACGAAATAATTTGGTATTATCCTTCTGCTAATGCAACGCAGATAGATAGAGCTGTGGCTTATAATTATTTAGAAGGAACTTGGTATACAGTAAGTTTAGGTAGAACCACATGGTTAGGAGCTTATGTTTATGAATTACCTATAGCAACAGAATACAGTTCAAGCACAACGGCAAATGTTTCTTCAATATTAGGATTAACTGCAGGCGCTTCATTTGTTTATGAACATGAGACAGGTAATAATCAAGCTGATGGCACAGCAATAACCGCTTTTTTAGAAACAGGCTCAGTAGAAATAGCTGATGGAGATCAACTTATGTCAGTCAGTAAATTAGTCCCTGATTTTGATAATTTAACAAACACAATGACGGCAACTTTAACATTAGAGCAATATCCTCAATCAGCTTCAAATGTCACTACTTCAGGTAGTATTACTAACACGACCGAAAAAATTAATGTGAGGGGCAGAGGAAGAGCCGTAAAAATTAAGTATCAAACCTCTACAGTTGATGATACACCTTGGAGATTAGGATCACAAAAATTACAATTAAGACCAGATGGTAGAAGATAATGGCTAAAATAACTATTACTAGATTACCTAACGCAACCCCTGAATATGATCCTGGACAATTTGATCAAATGGTAAAATTATTAGATCAAATAATACTTTTGTTAAACACAAACTACCAACAAGATTTAAAAGAAGAATCAGAATCGGAGAGTTTTTTCCTTGGCTAATACATTTAAAAGCGCAATGGTTGATGTAACAACCACAGATCTTACAACAGTTTTAACTGTTCCTACAGCTAACCCTGGTGCTACACCACCTGTGCCACCAACAACAGCGGTAGTAAAATCTATTTTAGTTTGTAATGATTCTGGCTCTACAACATTAGTAGACTTAGAGGTAGTTAGATCATCTGCTACGTTTGAATTATTTAAAGCTTTAAGCGTTGCCACTAATACAACAAAAGATCCGTTGGCCGAGCTGGGTGGTACTTTGGTATTACAAGAATCTGATGTGTTAAAAGTGCAAGCAAACGCTGCAAATCAAGTGCACATAACTGTTAGTTTTATGGAGGTTACAAAAGGTCAACTTTAGAAAGGGTTAAGAATGAAATTATTTAAAAATGTATTAAGAGATGAAACTCTTAATGTTGTTAATAGTGAATTAAATAACAACATCAAAAAAAATGTATGGGGTTCTAATAGGCGTTTTTGGCAAGGCTTATTAATATCAAATAACTTAGGAACTGTTTTAGTAAAGCCTTTATCAGAAAACTCTAAACTTAAAGTTTTAGAGGATGTAAAACCTTTAGTGCCAGAGAGTGAAAATATATTTGTTAATATGTATATTTGGGACGTTGGCTCTGGCATAGCATTGCATGATGATGGACATCATACTTGGGCGTCTACACTATATTTAAATACAGATTGGCATCCTGACTACGGTGGTTGGTTTATTTGGAGAGATGAAAAAGAAAAATGGAATGCAATGTTACCAGAATATAATAATTTAGTTTTAAACGACAATCGTGAGTTTCACACTGTCACACCAATATCTCATTCAACACCTACATTAAGATTTACATTACAAATATTTGGAGAAGAAAAATGAACTTACACTCTTTATTTATTACACCCGTTATGTCTACAGAATTAAAAGGGCATAGTCATTTAATTGATAGACTTTATGAAATAAAAGCAAAGGATCAAAGAGGCATGCCAAGATCAAATGTGGGAGGTTGGCATAGTGATGATGAATTATATTCTGACGCAGAATTTAAAAGCACAGTTGGTGATATACTTTTAAAAGCAAAAGAATGCTTTAGACACTTAGATGTAAAAGACAATTTTAACCCAGAAATGACTGGTTTATGGGGTATGATAAACCCGCCAGGATCAAGAAATAATGTGCACACTCATCCTTATAATTACCTGTCTGGAGTATATTATCTTAAAGTCCCTAAAAAAAGCGGAAATTTGGTGTTTTTAGAGCCTAAAGCACAAGCTGAAGTATTATCTCCACCAAAAATAAAAGAGGCCTCAATACACCTTGCACATAGTGTTCAATGGGAACCAAAAGAAAATTCATTGATTTTTTTTCCATCATGGTTACAACATGAAGTACAAACTAATAATTCTAACGATGATAGAGTTATTTTAAGTTTTAATATTAATTGGAGAGATGACAATGCCGATAACTGAACCTGCTGAATTACTAGGATATGTTACATTAGAGGATGGTAGAAGAATACCAAGATACAAAGTAAAAACAGAAACGACAATTACAAATACTGATACTGGTCAAGAATATGAGTCTGAAGCAGCGATGCAAGCAGATATAGACGATCCTAATACTTCTACGACTGCAGAAAAAATTAGAAAAGATGTAAAAGTGTTTGCTCCTTCCTTAAAGGATATGTTAGGATCAACTCCTAAGTAGACTGTTTACAACTACAATCATCACAACAGTGTTTTTCATGGTTGCTCTCATGTCTCTGTATATCTCTTTCTACTGCTAATAATCTTTCGTGGTACCTGCTCACCTTGTCAGCAAGGACAGCAATTGCTTTTAAATAGTCTTGTTCGTTCATATCTGCTCCTGTGATTGTTAATTTTGGTGAGAACCTAATGTAAGCATATTTTTTACTCTTGCAATAGTATTTTATAAAATTGTTTTCTTGACAAACGATTTGTGCTATAAATGTATAAAGAAAGTATGAAGCAGTCTGTAGAAATATATGGGAGATTTGTAAAAAAATATGAGATTTCATTAGACTTGATAGATGACCTCAATGACAGATACGAAAAAGAAAAAAAATCATTAGAAACAGCGGGTCCTGTTTTAGTCGGCAGAATACAAACAGAATTAAAAATATTACCTTTTTTACAATCAACAAAAATATGGCCAACTTTTGATTGGTGCATTAAAGATTATTTAGTTCATGCTAATCACTTTGGTCTTAGTGATGATCCAACACCAAACGTAGCATTAACAAATTGTTGGATAAACGACATGATATCAGGTGAGTATAACCCACCACATACACATTATGATGGTGTTGGTTTTTCAGTTGTACTGTTTTTAAAAATACCAGAAATAATAAATGACATAGAAGGAGATCACAAGTTTAGAGATGGTCAAATAGGTTTTTTTGATGATACTAGCACCAGATGGAAAATACCTAAAGTAGGTGATTTTTACATATTTGAAGCTGTACATCAACATTGTGTTATGCCTTTTAAAACAAAAAAATCAGGAGACATTAGAAGGTCTATGTCTTTTAATTTTTGTATAGAAAAAGATGTTAGAAAATAAAATAATTTTTTGTGCAACTGATAAGGATTTGGCTAAAGATGTTTGGCCTCATCCAAAACCTGCTGGACATTTTATACCCGAAGAATATAAAAAAATGCCTAGGTTTACAGATAACAGTAAATTACAGAGTACAGTAAAAACTTGTATTCCATTTTTAGACGCAATGACGTGTGGGTATATTATACCTTTTGATCAAGATTATTTAGTTCAATATTTAGAAAATGATTTTAACGTTGTTCCTGCCAACAGAAAAGAGGACGAACATCAATTTCATCAACCTCATCAAACACCAGCTTCTTGGAAACAAAGAAAAGATGTTTATGGAATAAGTGGAAAGTTTATGAATAAATGGTTAATTAAAACACCTCCTGGATACAGTTGTTATTTTATGCATCCGGTGAATAGAGGTTTAGATAGATGGGAAATAATAGCAGGTGTTGTGGACACAGATTCTTATATTAGTGAAATTAATTTTCCATATATAATGAAAAAATCTTCTGACACAGAATTTTTAATAAAGAAAGGCACACCCTTGGTGCAAATATTTCCATTTAAAAGACAAAATTGGAAGATGTGGTCTGGTTTCTATAAAGAATACGAACACAATGTAACGAATAATAAAACATGGTCAGAGTTTTTTGATAGATACAAAAAAATGTTTTGGCATAAAAAGAATTTTAAATGATATCTATAGATCAATACATAAAGGTTTACGAAAACTTTATACCAATAGATGTTTGCAATAACATTATTAAACAAAGTAAATTTGAAGATTTTAAAAGAGCAGAAATTATGGCTGGCGAAATAGCTGATCATAGAAAATGTTATTTTAAAAAACTAGATAGCAAGTTTGAGACTGATATTTTTAATGTGGTAGGTAAAATAATTGAAAGTTATAAAAATGAATTTAGGTGGTCTTTTAGTGGGACAAAAATACAAGACACTGGGTATGATCATCTTTTATATCTTGGTGCTGATAACGGCACTTATAAAGAACATGTAGATCACTATGATTTAAATCCAAGAGAGTTAAGTGTATCAATGATATTAAATGATAATTATGATGGTGGAGATTTTAGTTTTTTTGATGGACAAGTTATTAAAAAGAAAAAACAAGGATCTGTGGTTGCCTTTCCTTCTAATTTTTGTTTTCCTCATGCAGTGACACCTGTTAGTAATGGTGATAGGCACTCAATTATTACATGGATAATTTAGTTCATGCAATTTTCTTACAAATATGTAGAAAATATAATATCAAAAGATTTAGTAGATTTTGCAAACAATTTTAGTTTAAGAAAATTTGAATTAAATGGCGATGCAGTTGCAACAACATCTTACTGTTTACACTCTGCACAATCAGATATTTATGATCATTTGTTACATTATTTGAAACCAAGAGTAGAAAAAGAAACAGGATTATCTTTACGACCTATGTATGCCTACACAAGAATTTATTTAGGTGGATCGGATTTAAAAAAACACACAGATAGAAATGAGTGTGAAATAAGTGTGTCTATTACATTAAAATATTATTATGAAAACAATGATTATGTGTGGCCTTTATATATGGAGGATAAACCATTTAATATTAAATCAGGTGATGGTGTAATTTACAAAGGATGTGAAGTTAGTCATTGGCGACCAGAGTTTTTACAAACTATGGATTGTTGGCATCACCAATTATTTTTACATTACATTGATGTAAACGGTCCTTTTAAAGACAAAAATATAGATGATGGTTATAAATTTTTATGAGTAGTTTGGATCGTAATCTACCCAAGTTTTTCCTTCAGAAGCTGTGCCATCAGCACCATTACCAGCGGCTTCAAAATCAGTTTTAGCCTGCTCAATTTGACCTTTTCTAGTTTCACCCCATGTTAACAAATTAGCCACAGTCGTGGTGCCTACAGAATCTGAAGTTGCACTTAGTGGGGTATTACCTGTCATCATTCCTGTAGAAGCATCTTTACTTTGAATTTCATTTGGGCCAGATAGACTGTTCCAAATAACATAATGAATAGTGTTTGGTAACCAATTTGAATCCCAATTTTTTCCTTTATCAGACCATCTTATATCATAATTATTATCTAGTTTAATGTAGTCGTCTGGTGATATTACTATTTGAGTTGCCATTTTTTATCCTTAGTGTTTTATAATGTAGTTAACTACCACATATGGTGAAAAAGAGTTAGTTCCTGAACCTGTTACTGTCCCTGATATAGTTCCTGTGACAGTTCCTGTCAAAGTTCCTGAAAGTGTGTGTGAGTGATTGTGAGCAGTTCCTGAACCCTCATTAGTATTTATAGGACAAAAGTTATTTGGGTTTCTTTTTGGGTTGAAACCTGATACCGCTCTTGGTCCACTCATTGTGGAACTTCCATCAAAAGCTTGGTGCGTGTGACTAGCTAGTTGAGCAGTGGTTAGCGATGTATTACCAATATTACCTGTAACTGTCACAGCTTGGTTGTTTGTTAAAGATACACCTTGGTTGTTTGTTAAAGATACCGTAACAGTATTTGCACCACCAGTTCCAGCTAAGTTATAAGTGTTGCCGTCAAAACCTTGTGGTAATTTACCTTGTAAATTTGGAACATTAAAAGTTGTTGAGGTATCTCCTGCTCCGTAAGTTGTTCCTACTACACCAAATAAATCTGCGTACGTAGTTCTTGATACAGCCGACCCATCACATAATAAATAACCGTCTGGAGCTGTTGCTTTTGTCCAAGGCTTTATTGCGCCTACTTCACTTCTGTTTACTATATCTTGTAAGTTAGTCATGATTAATCGTTATACTTTAATAACCAACCGTTGTCACTATCATAGAACACCAACGCTATTGCAGCTCGGTTAGTTGAAATTGTTAAATCTGATGTTGCACCTTGAATTTTTTGACTGTTTCTTCCAACAGTAATATTGTTAGTAGCTGCTGTACCGTGTGAGTCAATTATTTTAACTTGGTTTCCAATTGAAGGAGAGGAAGGTAAAGTAATTGTTACAGCAGTGCCAGATGTATCAACAAAAATGTTATCACCATCTGAAGCTGTGTAGTTTCCACTTTTTTCTATCCATGCTTCACCTAAACCACCAAGAGAAAAAATGTCATACCAGTTAGTTCCATCCGTAGAAACTAATCTGTATTTACCATTTGTTAAAGTTAAAGTGTTACCACTCGCACCTAATCTTGCTGTTACATCAGCTCCGCCTGAAATGTTGTTATATAATCCGTAAGTTTTTTGCACAGCAGGAAACTGCACAATATGTGTTGTTGAGATAGTACCAGAGAAAATTATTTGATTTTGTCTAGCTTCGTTGTTTGCTTGAGATTGAGGACCGTCTCCTGTTGTTAAAGTTGTAGGACCTGTGCCGGATAATGTTTTTGCATAAACACCAGCAATTGCAAATTCAAAAACTTGAGAAAAGTTGTTATTCGTAATAGTACCCCAAGTACCTGAATTTTCACCGGTCGCTTGTAGTTCTACTTTTAAACTTGTCGAATAAGTTGATACCATTTAATCTCCTAATTTAAAACTTAATGATTATTTTAAAGTTTGTCAAAACTTTTATGCAGCCTGATGAACTTCTGTCCAACTTATTCCGCTGTTTGAGTCGTCTACCTGGTTCCAAAAAGTACCCTGTAAATTACCTGTACTACTAGTAACAGAATTGCCAGTGATTGTAAAGGTTACATCTGTACGAATATTTAAAGTTCCAGAAGAAACTGTGGCAGAAACACTAGGTGCTTCATAGCTAGTTTCTTGCGTTTCGTCTCCTAAAGAAAGTGTCGTTCCAAGACCAGTAACAAATACTGATGTCCCAACAGTGCCTACAGCAGAGGTCATTGCATTACCTGAAGGGAATACAACAAATTCTGGATCTGCTTCTGCTGTTCCTACAGAGGCATCAAGTTTAGGTTCACTCGCTGCAACAACAGTTACTTGTGAATCACCTGTTATGGAGAAAGTTCCTATTGATGATGTGGTTGCAATCCCAGTTACCGATATGTTTTGATCAGTTGTAACTGTTTCTGTGCCTAAAGAAGCTGCTAGAGCTTGACCTGTTAATGCTTGTGATAGTCCGACAGCACCCCATTGTTGACCGCCCCATCCAATAGAGCCACCAGTATTAGCGTCTGTATCACGGTTCCAACCGGTTGTAGAGGTTACTGATTGAGACTCATCTCCAAGAGAAGAAGTAAGGCCATTACCAGTTACAGAAATATTTTGATCCGTAGCAACTGTTTCTGTGCCTAAAGATGCAGTTAGGGCAAGACCTGTAGGATTAACTTCAGCAATACCCGTAGCAGTAGAAGTGCCTAACGCAGACGTTAAACCAATTCCTGTTACGGAAATGTTTTGGTCAGTGGTAACTGTCTCAGTACCTAGAGATGACGTGAGGCCATTACCTGTAACAGATACAGGTGCTTGTTGTGACCAAGCACCACTGTTCCAAGTTTGTCGGCCCCATCCTTGGATAGAGGCCATGTTTTATCTCCTATGCTATTCTTAAAATTGCAGCAGTCGCTTCAGCAGCAGGGAAAGTTATTGTAAAAGTTCCTGCAGTTGAAGATTTAACAGCACCAAAATCAAGAACACAAACAGATGCGTTTGTTGTTAATCCAGATACAGTTGAACTATTGTAAATAACAGCAGCTTGTGCTGAAATAGTTGCACTTGTAAAAGATATGTCAGCAAAATCACAAACAGCCGTGTCTGTAGATAAGGTTGGCGTAACAGATGTTAATGATCCACCACCTTCAGAGTAAGTGCCTGAGTTTGCTACTTCATCAGTTTGTTGAAAAGCAGTTGTTGATTTACTTAAAGTTGCTTCGTTATCGTATAGCGCTAGTTTAAAAGTATTCCCCGTCGTAGCCGTAAAATTGTGTAGGCCTTTCAGGATCTCCACTTTGAAACTGTTGCATACAGCTTGTGTAATTGCCATAATAATCTCCTATGGGT